TGCTGTCTTCTTCAGGGTGCTCATGCTGAACATGCGCTTCGGGATCTCGGCCAGCGCCCGAGTGATCGGCCTGGACGAAAACGCATTCGACAAGCCGTCCTTCACACCCTCGGACAGGCGGCGTGGCGCCTGCATAAGCACGCCAGCGAAACCCTTGCCTGCGCCGATCAGGTCCTCACCGATGTTCTTGAAGCCACGCTTGAGCGAGCCAAGGAAGCCCATGCCGCTGGCCATCTGCTCAGCAGCCCGAGCCGTCTCGTCCATCTCGACCTTCTGGTACGCCAAGTGGTTCGTGAAGTCCTCGGCAAACTTCGAGGCCTGCGCGTACGACATGTTCAGGTCCCGGGCGATCTGGACAACGCCCTTGTCATAGTCCGCCAGGATCGTGGTCATGTTCTCTGTTGTCAGGTGGTACTTCTTCATCTCAGTCTGCGCTCGCTGGGAAGAGGCAAACAGATCCTGCATGCTTTGGTTGCGAGCAGCCATGGCCTGGTACTCGTCGGCACTCATGCCCCGAAGATCCTGTCGCATGGCACGAAGCGTCCCCATGGCCTCCTTGTACTGCTCGCCACTGATCACACCAGACGAGTATTGGAGCTTGATGGCCTGAGACGCGCTCTCGACAGTGCGCAACTCGTCTGATATGGCCCCAAGCGCCTTCGTCGTCCCAACGATATCCTTGGCAAACACGTTCATCGCACTAGCAAGACCGATGTTGACGCCCTTCATCTTCTGCATGGGGGCCAGGGCGCCTTCGATATGCTCAGCGATCTTGGCACCGGTTATCGTTCGTGTCATGTCTCGGAAGGAGCGCTCGGTCTGCCCGATGCCAGCCTGGGCAGCCTTCACGCCCTTCGGATTGAAGGTCGAGTCGATGACCAAGTTGAGGGCGCGTTCGCTATCGGGCATGGCTACCCCATCTTAGCAAGACCAACCGCCCCGCTGTTCGCGAGGTCCTCGGCATCGTACACGGCCTCTCCGCGTGCACGCTTCCACGCTTTGATGACCGCCTTCATCACCTTCTGCCGCTCAGGCACGGGCAGAAGGTTCGAGACATCGAACTGACAACCACCGTTGATGAACAACCAGATCTGGTCATCCAACGGTCCCGCGCCGTCGTCGTACGCGGGCATTGTTAGACCGAAAGAAGTCGGGCGTGAACTCGAAGAAGACATCGTTCACTCGCCCGCACCCTTCGCATTGCCGTTCCAGCTGTAGGTCCACACCACAGTCCACGTTGATAATGGCTTCGCGGATCGCTTCGGTGTCTCGTGCGTGGAGTCGTTCGACAAACTCACACGCCTCTTCGATGGGATACGGATTGCCGCCCACATTGACGATGTGCTTCGCGATTCGGTACACGTACCCCGGGTTCTCCTCACCTCGGTTCTCGCGCACCTTCTCGTAGTTCTGCACGTCCTGCTCGTCAGCGATCCTGAAGAGGCGCAGACCGAGCTTCTTCTTGCTGATCGGAAGCACGGTCTCGAACGGTTCGCTGAAACCAGGCTCCAACACGTAGATGCCCAGGTCATACGGCACGCGGATTTCGATCTTGATGGGCTTCTGGCAATACTTGCAGCTCGGCATGAACATGTAGTCCGCGCCGTACGTCGCCGTCCTGATCATAAGGAACAGGTAGACGACGTCGCCGACCAAGTACTGCTCGAACGGCATCTTGACCTTGTCCTCCGACCGGATACAGCCGGAGACGATGTCATACATCAGCTGGCCGCTGCGAACCCGCGAAGAGATCAGCATCTTCTCCTCGCGGGTCGACAACGGACGCACATGCAAGACGCCGTCGGGGAGCTTGTCCCCGTACAGCATACCCTTCGATGGCAAGCCCACCTTCATCAGCTCGGAAACCATTACTTCTGCCTGATCCATCACCGTCCCCTTTCCAGGACCCTACGGTCTAACTACGCACCCGACGAACCACCGTCGGCCTCCAGATACATCCGGTCGACTGAGAAGATCCCAGTCACCTGCTTGTAGTCCGTTCGCGTGGCCATCGAGAACTCTCCGTGCTGGATGCTCTGCGGCCAGATGCCAACGAGACGCCACAGGCGGCTGAAGCTGTCCTGGTCGTCCGGTCCGAACATCTTCATCGACATGTCGAACTTGTAGTCACGCGCCAGGCCGACGCCACCCGTCTCGGGGTCGTAGACCTTCTTGCGCCAGCCGTCGAGCGCACCGAGCACGTTCGGGTCAACGTAGTCGACCATGACGAGCGTTGCGTTCTCGAAGGTGACGGCACCCGCTATCTTACGATCCTCGTTCAAGAACGGGATCACGATCGGCTCGTTCGAGATGTTCGGCACCGAGAACGACAGCACCGACAACTCGACGTCCTCGGCGTTGCCGAGTCCTGCATCCTGCGGCAGCACGATCTTGAAGTTGAACGGACGCTGCGGCTCGAATTTGCCGTTCGCTTCAGCTACGTGGTCCGCACCCATTACCCTTGCCATCGTCAGCTCCTTCCCTGCCCAGCTGGGTGGGCGTTCCCCGCATGAGGAACGCCCACCCAAAAGAATCCTAGAACTCGTCGAACTCCGCCCCCGTGGGCAGGAGCGTGAACTCGATCTCGATGATCTCGGCCGCCTTCGTCGGCTTGATCAACAGCTTGCCTCGCATCACGTTCTGGTCGATGTAGTACGGCGTGTTGGTCGTTGCGTCACAGACGACCCGGAAGTCGTAGATGCCACGCCGCGTCGCGATGTTGCGAAGGAACGGTTCGACCAGCATGCGGAAGCGGAGCCAGGTGATCGAGTCGTTGGGCTCGAAGACGAGGTACCGCACGGCCGTCGCGATGACCTTCCTCGCGTAGAGGAGCATGCGGCGGACGTTGATGCGATCCAACGCCGTCGGTGCTCGCTGCAACGTCTTCTGCCCCCAGAGCGTGATACCATCGCGAACGAAGTTCACGAACGGGTTCACGTTGTGGCCGGGGTAGCCATACATGTAGTCGCGCTCGCCCAGCGACGGGGAGTGCTCCAGGTCGAGCCAGCCCGGCCTGTTGCCACGTATGAGACCGGCCGGGGCGAACCACGGCTCTGACACCGAGTCGTTGTACGCCCACGTGCGAGCTGCGGGACCGGACGGCGCGATCCACACGTACTGGTCGTTGTAGGAGTCATAGACCTGCACGTACGACCAGTAGAGCGCTGCGTAGCTGCTGTTGGGCGCTGCCGTCAGGTAGTCGGCGTGACCGGTCAGCTGGCCGTTGTGCCAGTCGACTACCTGCTGGACCGTGAGCCCGGACGGCGGATCGACGATCGCCATGCAGTCCGCTCGGGACTCACACAGGTCGATCATGGCGCCAATGACGCTCTTCTCCCATCGGCCCGGGCAGAGCAGCATGTTGACGTCAACGAGTTCGTCGTTGCGGAATAGCTGCATGCCCGTTGACGTGTTGCCGATCGTGGTGCCCACGATATCCGAGTCGTCGGCCGCGCCGTCGAGACCACCGGTGAGTGTGGAGGTCCCCTCCTTGAGAGTTGTATACGCTCCCGTGTCGCTGAAGACCACGTACAACGAATTCGCGAACTGTGTCTCGATGTAGTTCGGGCTGCTTACGTTGGCCGCACCGACCAGGACGCCGTTCTTCTTCTCAACGAGGATGTTGTTGTAGTAAACCGAGACTCGGTAACCAGACCCGACGTCAGCCGCAACCACAACCTTGAGATTGTTGGCCCAGGAACCCGAGCTGGCCGCCTCGATGTCCACGGCGTTCGCGGTGTTGGGCACGTTGCGGATCGCGCCTGACGCCTTGGCATCGTAGCTCGACACGCGCACGAACCAGAGGTTCCGACCGCTGCGCAGGTATTGCTGCGCCGCGTAGAGCGCCGGATGGTCACTCGAAGGTGGACCGAAGGTCTCGGTCAGCGTCCCTTCGTCGGTGATCAGCATGCGCTCGTCCGTAGGACCACGAGATGCCGAGCCCACCATTGCACAGATCGTTGACGCCAGCCTCGGCGCGTAGAGTGAGAAATCTATTTCGGTGGTATACACCCCTGGGGAGACTGCTACTGCACACATGAAACTGTCCTTTCTGCCCGAGACCGATAGCTCCCGCTATGGAGCCGCCAGAACCATTCTGGCATCTACGATCAGTGGCACTCCTTCACAGTTGCCGCCCCCTATACAGCAGACCCTGAAACTACGCCAAGTCGACTCGTACGTCGTACAATACCCAGATGTCGAGTAGCTCGTCAGTATCAAGCTCGCTCACCGTGACCTGCGCCGACTTCACGGCCTTGACGATCTCGGTCGGCTTCATGATGTACGCCTCGATCTCGAAGGTCAGGGTGTACCGCAGTGACCGCTCACTGCCGTCGCCCGGAACTTCGAGATCGCTATTGTTCGAGATACCCGTCCACCTGATCGGCCGGTACATGTACCCCCACGGCTCGGGGTGCTTGATGGTCAGGTACGCCATGTCGCCGAGATCCATCGCGCCCAGAACCTGCTTGTAGATCAGGTCGAGGTCGCGGAGGTTCCGCGCCCAGGCGTCGAGCTGGTATGGGATGATGACCGGTGTTGGGAACAACGTGCCCTCCCAACCGTCCATTTGAGCCGAGATCTCCTCGTCCGTGCCTGAGGGCAACGTCCCCAGGGGCAGTGGGAGACGCATGCCGCTGCTGTTGACGGCTTGGAGCTTCCTGATCCGGCCCTGGTGCCATCGACGTTCGAGGTCACCGCGATCCTGCAGCCGTGAGAGTGACATGAAGGGAAGCGGCACGGTCTTCTCGGTGTAGGTTTGGTTGGCCACGTTCCGCTTGTTGAGGACCTTGGCGAGCTGCCCGAAGGCACGCTCCGGCGCGGCAAAGACAGTCGGCACGGCCTTCGCCATCCGCTTGACCTTGTTCAACAGCCAACGGATCATGGCCTTGTCGTAACCGTCGTACCACTCCAACCAGATCTGCATGTCTACGTGACTGCCATACTCTGTCACGCTACACCTCGATCTCGTCGCCCAGCGGAGGTACTAGCTCCAGAACGTCGTAGTGACGCCGACACTCCCGCAGGAGTTTCTCGGCCCACTTGGGCGCCTGGCTGTCAACGATCCATCGCTTCAGCACCGGCATGACGCGCTCCACGGCCCGACGCAGCGTGTACGGGGAGTAGCCAACGTCTCCTGCAATACCCAGAAGACGGAGCCCACTCTGGCCGCGCCTGAGCTTGAGGTCGACCTGTGTCGACTCCCACCAGGCCTGAGCCTTATCGATCGTCATCGGATCGCCTTCGCTACCTCCTCGATGTCCTTCGCGGACTCTCTGCGCTGCTGATCCACTACCGCTCGGGAAAATGCTGTGGCAGGGACTCCATGCGCGACTGAGCCAAACTCGAAGGCACGGCTAACTTGTTCCGGAGTGAGGCCGGACTTCTTCCCGGTCTCCCCGGCTGGCGAGACCACAGACCGCCTGTGCTCTACGCCGCCAACTATGGTGGTGGGTCCCTCTCGGGACTCGAACTCAATTTGCTCTGCGTCATCTACGACCCTCGTCAGCGACTCAGTTTCTTCGCCAACGATCTTGGCCGTCTGCTCGGCGCGGGCGGCTGCTGTGTGCAGACCCGCAGTCATTGCCTCGGCCATGCTTTGACTGCGACGAGCATGGACACGAGCGAGCGCATCGCGAGCGTTGCTCGCGAGCTTCTCGAAGTCAAACCGCCCGATTTCTACCTTGCCCTTGAACATCAGCCCCTCGGGTCCATATCCCAGTCAATTGCGATGCCGCTATCCGGCTTGAATCTCTTCGCGCTGATGTCCCAATAGATCGGGATGTCAGTGTTGTGGTAACGCTCGTCGCTCCTCTGCGCGTTGAACGCCTCGAACTCGTACTCGTGGAACTTGAAGACGTCACCCATCCCCAGGCTCACAGTCAGCATGTCCGAGTCCGCACCGAGCACGACCCACCCCAGGTCCTCCAGGATGAAGCTCGGCACATGCAAGACGATGTCGCGCTCCCAGTCGATCACACCCTTCGTCGTTGGCTGGTCGTGCTTCCCAGCCTGTGTCACGAATCCATGCAAGATCACGGCGGCAGCATACGTCCGCTGGTGGACCGCGATTTCGTGGTGTACGTCGTCCAACTCCTGCGGCTGCGTCGTCAAGCGCCGATACGGCACAGCTGGGTAATGATCGGTCGCGTACTCGCGCAGGTACTCGAAGTCCTGGACGATGTCCTTCTCGGGCTCGGTCGGGTATACTGGGAGTGCCCAGTCAGCCATCGCTCACCCCTAGAAGTAGAACGGCACCGGAAGATTCGGCCGCGACAGCCGCAGCTTCATCTCCCCGTCTTCGAGCATCTTGTCCGCCATCTGCATCTGCTTGTCCGAGTCGAGCTGCACCGTCTTGCCGCCCGGCCCGAGGACCTGGCCGCCAAACTTCCCCCGGATCTCGGCCAGAATGCGCCGTGTGTATCCTTCGACCATGGACAGGAAGTGCGAGTCCCTGGTCTTCTCGATCTGCTCCGGGTTCGTGAACGGCAACTGCAACTCGTACCCGGCGTCGAACGGCCCACTCGGAGCATAGAACACAATCCGCTTATCCTGCGGGTCAGTCTGGTCGAAGTGCCAGTGTGGATCGACACCGCGCACGCGGCGGTAGTTCTCCCAGGTCGATCGGCTCAGAGCGATGTCGCGCATCCCGAGGCGGCTGATCGTCAGCTTCTCAGTCAGCTCGAAGATCGTCAGACCACTGGCAACATCATAGTACGGCACAAGGAAGTAGACTGCCCGCACACCAATGGCGCAGCTGTCCACCGAGACCGAGAACGGCTCGTTCTCCCTCGTCAAAACGTTGCGGACAGTGTGGTACTCGATGCGCGAGCGGTACTCGTTCCACTTGTCCAATGCTTGCTCGACCGCTTCGACTATGTCGTCCTCTTTGACCTCAACCGAGCGTCGACTTATGCCGAGGCGCTGCTGCATCGTCTTGACAACGTACGCGGTGTTCAGCTTGTCGCTCATGCCCCGACCTCCCGGCCCTCCTCAGGCTGGTACTGATGCACCCTCTTCGCGTGCCGGGTCATCTGCGCTTTGCCAGACGTAGTCCATCGCACGCCAGCGACCTCGTCGCACTTCACGCAGACGAACAGTCCGTCTTCGATCCTCCAGTATCCGTTACCGGAGTCCTTCTTGAGTTCCTTCGCCTCTTTGCGAAGCCCGGAAGGCGGAGAGCCAGAAGTGGGGACGGCTGGGCTACCAGTGCCAGAGGGTCCACCCCCTGACGCGTCCGGGTCCAGGACTTGCTGATCGCCCGACCAGGACTCCGGGCTCTCCTCCTTCGCGGGCCTCCTCGCCTTCTCAGGGTGGTAGGCCTCCATGTGCTGCACTACTCGCTCTGCGTCCACCGTCGACCACTCGCAGAAGCGGCAGTAGTACGCCGGGCCTACCTTCTCGTATGAGTCAAAGACAGCGATCGTCTGCTTCGACTGTTCGCACAGCATCTGGCAAGTGTTCTCACAGGCGACTTGGCAGGAGCTGTCACACCTACTCGTGCACCCAGTTGCCCTCGGCTGCTCCGACACAATTCGTGGGCTCGTGACTGGCCGCTGCGATCGCGGCAACCTCTTGAAATCCCTCGACGGTACGTAGTCGTGCGGGACTTCGCTGAGCCCTGTGCTGTCCTTTCGCTCGAAGCGAGACCACCAGTTCCCTTCCCTGGCATCACCGGGCCGGAAACAAACCGAGCCACCCCTTGGGCCAGGATGGCATTGCGTCATGTCCGACAGATTCGCGTACTTCTTTGGAGTTCCCATAGTCCCCCCGCCGTCCCCCGGCTAGAGAGTGGGGGAGGACCTAAAGTCGGTCCTCCCCGTGACCCTACTGCTGGACCGACTAGGCCGACGCGTAGACGCGGCCGTAGCCGTACATCCTGCTGTTGATCATCTTCTGAGCTGCCCTCGTCGCCATCCCCTTACGGGAGATGAAGTCGTCGAGGGTGACCGTCGGCGTCGTGTAGATGCCGAGGTACACGGCGTGGATGAAGCCCGTGTACAGAAGGCCTTCGCCCTTGAACCCCATCAACCACTCGTCGCGGTTGATCGTCGGGTCCTTGAAGATCTCGAAGTCGCCCAGGGTGCCGACGTACTGAATGCCCGCCGACTCCTTGTTCTGGCCACCTGAGGGAACGAAGCGGTCCAACGTCTCGATGATGCGGACGACGTTGACGCCGCAGATCGCCCAGGTCGCGCCCCAGCGCTGCGTCGACTCGAAGATCAGTTCGGACAATTCGACGAACTTGTCGAACAGCTCTTCCTTGTGCCACTTCCAGGGCACGCCGGTCGGGGGCGTCTGGTCCCAGGTGACCGTGCCACCGTTGGCTCGCTGCCGCAGCGTGCGGATGACGCGGTAGCAGAGTTCGCGGTTGATCTCGTTCGCCTGGTACTGAACGATCTCGTCCTCGGCGGAGAGCCCGTGGTACGCCTTCAGGTCCTGCTCGGCTTCGAGCGACCAGCGAGCACGGAGCTTGAACTGACGAGCCGTGACGGGCGTCGAGGTGAGGATGACGTCCATCTGCGGGATCTTGTCGTTCGCTTCCATGTTGTACTCGTAGTCGGCCGTGATCGAGTCGGAGCTGCCGGGGGCAGTCATGAACGTGAACGAGTATGCGCCCGTCACGTAGTCGATCGTGCCGCCAGTGTACGCGTCGCCGATCAGGTTCCCGTTGCCGTCGTCGCGGACGACCTGGGTACCGTCACCGAACGCGACCGTGCCGGGTCGCACCGGCGTCCAGGTCAGGTTCCCTGACATGGCCGATGTGGCGCCGTCACCTTCGCCGATGACTTCACCTTCGACGACCTCGCTCGGGTACCCGATGCCCCGGTTGGGACCGGTGGTCGCGTCGAACGCATGCGTTCCGGCGACGATCGCTCCCTTGGTGTCGGCGTACTTGACATCCAGGTAGAACACCCGGCCCGTGGGGGCATCGAGCGGCTGGATGCTGACGATCCGGTCGAGGATCGTATTCGCATAGACGGCGCGAATGATCCCGAAGATCGCCTTCTCGTACGGACCGACCATGAACGCTCGCTGCGTCTCGTCCATGCGGTGGAGATAGCGGGCCTGGTTCTCGAAGAGCATGGCCATGACGCGACGCTTCGTCGGGTCATCGATGCCCTCCATGAAGTCGAACCTCTTGATCCGCTCGTCCTCGGTGTCGAGGCCGCGCACGACGCCGGTTCGAGGGACCTGGGTCCACTTCTCGATCAGCTTGTCGGCCTTCTCCTGGAACATGCCCAAGATCTCGCGCTGCGCGGACGATTCGCGCTGCGCCTTCTTCTGCGACTCGGCGATTCGCACCTGGAGCTTCTTCAGGCGGTCCGCCGTCTTCTCTGCGAGGGTTTTCATTTCCCCTAATCCTTTCAACGGTTCCTTTATCTCGTCCCCGGCGGACTACAAGCCGCGCTTGTGCAAGCGCCCGAACAGCGACTGCGGCCTGCTGCTTCCGTTGGTCCTGCTCTCCGCGAGCATCCTGCCCTTCCGTGCTTTGATTGGGGGCAACGGTTCGCGGGAGCCGCCCGAGGTCTTGCCCTCGGACTTGCGACCAGGGGTATTGTCCTGAGTCTTCGACGGCTGCTTCGGCGACGCCTCGGCGATCAGCTTCTTGAAGGTCTGGACCTTCGACTCCAGTTCCTTCGCGCTCTTCGCCTGGAGCAGCTCATTGCGAACGTGACGGAGCTGCGGGAGACGGCCGCAGATGTCCTCGACCTGCTTCTTCAGACCCTTGGCCCTGACGGCCTCCATGACCTTGTCGAGAACGGCGACGGCCGTGGCGTACTTCTTCTCCATCTTCTGCTTCTCGGCCATCTCCTTGCGCACGCGCTTGAGGAGTTCGTCGCCTGCCTGCATGGCGGCTTTGAGCTTCTTCTCGGTGGCCGAGCCCTTCTCGCCCTTCGCTTCCTTCAGGTCCTTGCCCAGCTTCTCGTTCTGCTCGACGAGCTGAGTGACCAGGGCGGAGATCCCCGTCATGGCGTCCGGGTACTGCTTGTTGAACGCCTCGGCGACCTTCTTGTCCTTCGACTTTCCCTTGCTCTCCAACGTCCTGGAGACCTGAGCGCTGATCCCGGCGAGACGGCCCCGGGCCTCCACCGCATCTGCCTCGGTCGCGGTTGCAACCGAAGTCATGGACTCCACGACACGCATGTGGAGAGCGGCAAGCTCAGGCACATCCAGGGACGGGAGGTTCTTCGACTCGGCCTCGGCGATCGTCTCCTTGGCCTTCTTCAGAGCCTCGTTCATGACACCCGTCTCCCTTCTGCCCTTTTCCAACGATTCTTTGACCGGCACATGGCGGGCGCGATCGAGTGCCGGTGTGTGAACGAAGTCCCACGCTTCCAGATCGTAGTCATCGTTCACGTCCTCGGTCACGCCGTCGTCGGCCACCGTCGTCGATCCCTCACCCCGGCTCGAACTCCCGACGGGAACACCCACGTCGAACAGCTCTTCCAGGATCTGCCCGCTCGGCGTGCGCAGAATCAGCATCTTCGCCCACACCTCGCCGTTCGGCTTCATATCCACGTCCTCGATCAAGTGCGACACGCGATCGAGTGATGGGTCATTCTCAGGGTGCTCCAGGCAGCCCATGACCTTCCGCTCTTGTACTCGCTGCATGAACGGAGACTTCCGATCTCCGATGTGCTTCTCGAAGATTGGACGGCCGTAGCGACGACCGTTGCCAGTGACCTCACCTGCAACGGATACAATGCCTTCGACCCGCATGCGCTTCTCGCCGTTGACATCCTCGCGGAGGATCTTCTTCGGAGTGAACACGCGTTCGTACATCAGCTTCTTCTTGGTAGCGGTCGTCGTCATGGTCGTCCGATCTTCCTGTTCCGTTCGTATGTCTGCACGCAGACACCGGCCTTCAGGTCAAGCGTTGCTTCCCGAAAGTTCCAGAGATAGTCCGCCACGGATTCGCCGTTCGAGATTCCGAGCCGTTCCAGCGCCCACAGGAACCCGCGTATCGTCGTCGAATAGCTGTCCCCGTCCGGCAGGACGATCACCACTCGCTGCATCCCCTCCGAACGCCTCAAGTCGATCCAGTCCAGACCCGATAGCCTGGGCAACAAGTCTTTGGGCACGATCGGAGGCACTTTCGGCTTGCCGCGCATCCGCGCCGGATCGTTGATCGGAAGGATCTCCACGCTTGGCCTTCTTCCTCTTCCGCTTGCGGCGGACCGTCTGGTCTCGGACGGTCGCCATAGGTTTCTCGTACGGACCCATCCCCATGGCGGTCATCATCTCCGAGACCTGAGCAGGTGTGGACGCCGTGATCGCTTCGATTAGGCGCTTGTTCACGACGTCCACCCTCCTACCCATGCTCAGCGACTAGCGGTCGCTGAGGTTGCTCTCGAAGTCGACTTCGAGCATCTCGATGCGGCCGTCGGTTGTGCCACCGACGCCCTGGCCGATGATGCGGAAGCGATCGCCCTTGGGGAACGCCATCTCGATCGTCCGCTCGGTCTTGGCCGGGATGTCGACGTTGGCGAGCGAGCCGCTCGTCATCCCCACAGCGTTCGGGATCGTCAACCAGGTCGCACCCGAGTCGATCGAGTACTGGAACGTCAACCTGGCCGTGTAGTCGCCGAAGTTGTGGATCATGTACGACTGCTTGTGCTTCTCGACCAGGTGGCTCGTGAGGGCCATCGGTCCGAGCAGCGTGCGGCTGACACCACTGGGTGCCGTGAAGACCTGACTGTGGCGGTTCATCTTCTCCTACTCCCTAGCTCCATGACATGAGCGGATAATCGGGGATGGGGGCTGCTGTTTCGAGCTGAACGAACACGCCATCCCCGTCTGCCGTGTCGTCCAGTCGTATGCGTAGGTACTTCGCGTCGATGTTGTCGTCGGGCAGAATGAAACCGACGCCAACGATTCCTCTCGGCTGAACAGTGACGCCGAGACCAACCTTCTGACGGGCACCGCCAGTGAGATTGACACCGGTCCACGTGACGCCGTCTTCGGACCAGTCGCAGAAAACGTTCCGGGCCGCCGACGAGTAGTTGCACAGCCACATGACCGCGCCGCTCCTGTGGATCGGCATCATGTCGCGGATCGTCAACTGGTCCTTCACGAAGGCAGTAAATTGTGCACTTCGGAGCATGCTTACCCCATTCCGGCCACAGGCTGTTCTGGTATAACGATCTCGCCCGGGGCCTCTCCGGTCTGCCCGTACTGTGGCTCCTCGGGCTCGTAGTTCGGCTCCTCGAATTCGGGGAACCCAGGGAGCTGCGTCTCGAACACCCAGCTGCCGACGAGATCGTTGTTCTCGTGCGACCCCTCGGGGTGCTCAAGCTCTACGATCTCCAGGTCCTTCAGGTTCCGGGTGAACTTCTCGACGATCTCTTTCGGGCAGACGCCATTGATCTTGATGCGAACGATGCCCTCCTCGGGATCGTCCTGAAGCCATGTGAAGTAGGGCATCCCGTTGGAGAGCGACAGAGACTTCATGATGTCGTTCGAGGCCTCGAAGACACGGGTCGTTAGGTTGAACGCCACCTCGGGGTTCATTGCGTTCGAGCCCTCGAAGGTCACGTTCTCCTGGCCGAGGATCTCCTCCTCGTCGGATGCTCCGCCGCCCATGTTTCCGGGAGTCCCAGCCATGACATCGGAGTTGACACCATAGGCGCCGAATCCCTGCGACACCTGCTCCACCAACGACTCAAAGGTCGTGTGCTGTGGGTTCATCCGCATGAGGGCGGGCTCGTTTCCGAGTTTCCGATCACCAGAGCGACCCTTCGATCGTCGCCAGTTACGCTTCATGGCTCGGGATTTCCGGTTGCGGACATCCGGCATCCGCTGCGCGAGTTTGTTCGCCATTGAGCGCTCGGGGTCTGGGCGGTCAGCGAGCCCGAACTCCTCGGCAAGTTCAGGGTCCAAGTCAGCGAGGACCTCCGTCTGGAGGTCCTCTCCTTGTCCGCTGAGCACAGAGAGCAGCTCGGACGGCAGCTCAGCCGCATTGATCTTCTCGATGTCTGCTGGGTCAAACTGCTGGATGTTGCCTTCACCGAGCATGACAGGGACGCGGCCGCTCGGGACTTGTTGATCCAGGCCAGGGTCCGCAGGATCGAGGACGCGACCGAACACCAGGGTATTGGGGTCACTCGACAATACGCGGACGAAGTCACCAGGGAGTGTCTCCTCGGTGAGCGAGCCTACTGCTTCTCTGGCTGACCTGAATATCTGCATCTACTGGGTCCCGATAGAACCTCCCTGGTCACATCCATATACGATCGGGGTTTGTAGGTGCTTGTTGAATGTCACGAAACAAGGTCGCGTTTCGTGTGGTGAAACGAGGTCAGTGTCCTCGCTTGGGTCCGCTGTACTTCAGGTAGGGCGCGGGAGGCTGCCACTGCTGCCAGCCTTCGGACTTCATGATGTCGGCATAGATCCTCTTCGAGCGATCAAAGATAACCTTCCACTTCGGGTTCCTGCGCACGCCCTTGTGGGGGTGGTTGTGCTTGATCAGGGCAG